TAATGCAATAGAAATCCCAAAATCAAAAATGTTTTTTTTTGAAAAAAAAATTGAAACCCCGACCCAAGTCTTGTCTATCCCAACCAGCCCTAACCAGCCAGTACCGGCAGGGATTGGTCATGCACAGCCAAGATTGCAGACATCGAGGCCAGATCATGTGGGTTCGTTCGCGCCGCAAGTTAGGGAATTTGCCAGTGAGCATCTAAATGTTGAGTTAATGGATTGGCAGTACACCGCGCTTGACGGTCAGCTGCTTTATGACAAAAATTTTGAGTTAGTTAACCGTGTGAGCCTTGTTTCTACGGCGCGGCAGTGCGGTAAGACCACTGCGCTAACAGCTCTTATTGGTTGGTGGCTTACAGAGATGCCCAAGATACGTGGCAAGAAACAGACCGTGTTATCTACAGCGCACAGGCTTGATCTTGCGGTAATGCTTTTTGACGAATTGTCACCGATCTTAGAGCAGCGTTTTAACGCAACCCTAATGAAATCATATGGGCGTAACAAAGTAACGATGCCAGACGGCTCAACGTGGTTGGTGCGCGCTGCAAACAATTCTGTGGGTCACGGCACAAGCCCATCGCTAGTAGTGGCCGATGAAATGTGGGATATTTCGCGCGAGGTTATAGACGGCGGACTCTTGCCGGCTCAACGTGCACAAGTTTCACCGTTGCTCTCGATGTGGTCTACAGCCGGCACGGAAGCCAGCACCGCGATGTTGCGTTGGCGTGAGCAAGGTTTGCGCGCAATTGACACAGGCAAAAACGCATCGTTTTATTTTGCAGAATGGTCACCGCCGCCAGACATCAACCCAATGACCCCAGAGGCGTGGGTGTACGGCAACCCAGCATTAGGCATAACGCTGACCGAAGCCACGTTGCTGGCAGAGTCAGAGAACCCTGATCGAGCCGCGTTTCTGCGTGCGTCTTGCAACTTGTGGGTTGCGTCTGATAAGTCATGGATACAGCCGGGCCAGTGGCCTGCCCTGCAATATGAGGGCGAGATACCAGAGGGCGGCACAGTAGCCATAGAAACCAGCCTTGATGACACACGCTATTTTGCTGTGCGTTGCGTGGCTTTACCTGATCGGCGCACAGTGGCAACAGTCGAGTTTGTGGCAGACACATTTAGCGAAATGCTAAGCCATGTTGAGCGCCTGTGTGCCAACCCACAGATCAAGTTTGCAATCACACCAACCGTTGACAACCACTGGCCGCTATCTTTAGAGCGCCGCAGGGTAGTCGTTGGCTATGGCGAGATACTTAAGTTTACGCCGTCAGTAAAAAACATGATCAACGAAAAACTGTTATGGCATGACGGCAGCAATCAACTTGCCGAACACGTCAGCCGCGCTGTAGCAGTCAGATCACAAAACAGCATTGCGCTATCAAGTCAACGATCGCCGGGCCCGATCGAGTTGGCGCGCTGCATGGTCTGGGCAGCAGCTTTAACCAGCCGACCCACGTCATCTGGCAAACCAATGTTGGTTGTGTCAAACCAGTAGGCTCGTCTTGGCATCGGCTCGATGGCTTGCTTATCGTCGGGATACCGCATCGCATACCGGGCCGATGCCACCAATAAACCGCATTTATGTGGCACACTCATAGCATGGCATTTTTTAACAAAGTAACTAAAGCCGCTATTAGCCCACCAGTAGCCAAAGGCGCTGCAGCGTTTGGTGGCAATGTCAGCAACTCGTTAAACCAGTTTTACAATTACACCGAGTCAAACGCCCGTAACGCGGCCATGTCAGTGCCAACGGTAAGCCGTGCAAGAGACTTAATAGCATCCGTTATTGCTTGCATGCCGTTGCAGATGTATAGCGAAATGTGGAATGGCGACTCAATGGAAAAAGTACCAATGGCGCCACGCACATGGTTACGCAGAATTTCTAAAGAAGTCACGAACAATTTTATTTTGGCGTTCACATTTGATGATTTATTTTTTACTGGTCGAGCAATGTGGTACATCACCGAACGAACAGCGGATGGTTTTCCATCAGCGTTTAAGTGGCTACCGCAGGGCTCAATAAACACCACCGACATGGACGGCCCGATTTGGTACGGCCCATCAAAAGAAATCTATTTCAATGGCACACAACTAGACCCAAATAACGTGGTGCAATTTTTGTCGCCTATTCAGGGCATCACAACAATGTCAAAACAATCGGTGCAAACAGCACTCAAATTGGAAGCTGCACGTTTTCGCAACGCATCAAGCGCCATTCCAGCAGGCGTACTTAAACAAACTGGCGGCGAACCGCTATCTGGTCAAGAATTAGCGGATTTGGCAAGCGCGTTTAACGCGGCTAGATCGACTAATCAAACCGCAGCACTTAACGAATATTTGACATACACCGAAACGGCTACCAGCCCAGACAAAATGTTGCTTGTTGACTCGGCAGAGTTTCAAGCCAAAGAAATGGCGCGCATTTGCAACGTGCCTTTTTACCTTGTCGGGTGTGACGTGGGCTCATATTCTTATGTCAGCAACGAAGGCGCTAGAGCCGATTTGTGGACATTTGGCGCACGCGCTTACGCCGATTGCATCAGCGCCACACTCAGCCAAAACAACGTGCTACCAAACGGCACATACGTTGAATTTGATTATGAAGGCTATTTGATGGGCGACTATCACGCCGAAATGAAACCAGCAAACGAAATGTCACCAACCAGCACACCAAACGGAGTAGCGTCACCATCATGATCAGATTAACTAGCGATAACACGTTCACCATTGACGCTGCAGCTGGCGATGCACCACGCCGCCAGATCAGCGGTGTGGCAGTTGAATACAACAAACAGGCCACCGTTTCGGACGGCACCAAAGTGATGTTTATGCCGGGCTCATTATCGGCTGACGGCAAAAACCCGAAACTTTACATGCAGCATGACTCGGCACAAATTATTGGCCAAGTCACTGAACGGCAAGATGTGGGCACGGCCATGATGTTTGTGGCCAAGATTTCGGCAACTCGTCAAGGCGATGAAGCGCTCATTTTGGCTGGCGATGGCACTATTGACTCAGTGTCGGTTGGCGTAAATCCAACCAAATGGCATGACGATAACGGTGTCATGGTGATCGAGGCTGCCACATGGCAAGAATTAAGTCTTGTCAGTCAACCAGCATTTGAGGGAAGCGTCATCACGCAAGTTGCGGCGAGTATCCACGAAAATGAACCAGAAGTGAGTAATGTTGAACCAGAACCCATAGAGGAGAAACAAGACATGTCAATCATCGAAACACCAGCACCAGAAGTCATCACCGCAACTGCACCAGTATTTGCTGCAGCAAAACGCGAACCACGCATCCCAAACAGTTGGGAATACATGGCCGCGTTCCACAAGGGCGGCGACGATTGGGTTAACGCGCAAAAAGTTTTTGCCGATTACACCGCATACCACAAGTCACCGTTGCAAGCTGCTGCTGGCGATGAGTTTTTGACCAGCGTGCCGGGTCTCTTGACCCAAGTGACGATGGGTCCAGTTTTTCAGGATATTAACTTCATGCGTCCAGTTGTCGCTGCACTTGGCGCACGCGCAATGCCACAAACACCATCGTCAACGTTTAATCGTCCGACAATTACAACTCACCAAGCAACTGCAACAGCACAAACCGAAGGTAGTGCAGTGGCAACGGCAACTGGCGTGATTGCGAACAATACGGTCACAAAAAAGACTTTCGCAAATAGTGCGAATATCAGTTACCAGACATTGGACTTCACCGACCCCGCAGCACTACAAATTGTTATCAACGATTTGATTGGTGGCTACATGGTGGGCACAGACAACGAAGCCGCAGACAACTTGCTTACCGCTGCAACATCAGCTGGTGTGTGGGACTTGTCAGTAGCCGATTTGTACAAGTCAATTTATGATGCTGCAATTGTTACGCTTGCTGCAACCAACATGTTGCCAACACACATGTTTGTTGACCCAGCAACATATTCGTTGCTCATGCAACTTGCCGACACAACCGGACGACCACTGTTCGCAAACTTGGGC